TCTATAACTCGGTTCAGATCCCGGCCCTCCGTAAGACTTCCACTGCTTCAGCGGTGATCGGCAACCAGTACATGTCACTGCCATCCGATTGGCTGGCGACATTCTCGTTGGCGGCTATTCACCCGGTGACTAACGTCTATACGTTCCTGCTGAACAAAGACGTGAATTTCATGCGGGAATGTTTCACTACCGCAACAACTTCGGGTGCGCCTGCGTATTACGCTGTTTGGGACAACGACACTATGTTGTTGGGTCCAACCCCAAACCTCGCGTACACCTTGGAACTGAATTACTACTACTACCCGGTGTCCATCGTGGATGCGGGAACCTCGTGGCTCGGCACTAACTTTGAGACGGTTCTTCTCTACGGATCACTCCGTGAGGCTTACACCTACCTCAAGGGTGAGCAGGACATGGTCGCTGCCTACGAGCAGAAGTATCAAGAAGCACTGGCTCAGATTGATCGCCTTGGCGATGGTCTGGATCGTCAGGATGCATATCGTTCAGGTCAAGTTAGATTGCCGGTGAGGACATGAGTTTTACCGCCACATCCGAATTAGGGCAGGTGTTTGTTCAGACGACTGATCATCGTGGACACACCGTGGAAGAGATTGCAGAACGTGCGGCTAACCGCATCCTCAGTGCTGACTCTAAGGAAGCACTGCAGCATTGGCTAGTGAAGTATCTCACCGAGGCTCAAAAGGCTGAACGTGAGTCGATCTGTAAGAAACTGAATCAAAAAGGCTATGCGGAAATCGCACACTTAATTGGAGACCTCTAATGGCTATATCTCAAGCAATGGTGACTTCGTTCAAGGTGGAAATCCTGAACGGCATTCACGCATTTGGTTCCGCTGTCATTCGTGCCACTGCCGCCCCTGACGTATTTAAACTGGCTCTCTATACGTCATCGGCTACGCTCGGCGCTGCGACCACGGCTTACACCACCTCGGATGAAGTCTCGTCTTCTGGTACGAACTACACCGCTGGCGGTTTGACGCTGACGGTATCGCAGGTTCCGACATCGACTGGCACGACGGCGTGGTTGGACTTTGACGATCTGACGTTCCCATCGGCAACGCTGACGGCTCGTGGCGCTTTGATCTATAACGCGACCCAGAGCAATAAGGCGGTGGCAGTTCTGGACTTCGGTTCGGATAAGACTTCGACCGCTGGTAACTTCACGATCCAGTTCCCGACAGCCAACTCTACGTCCGCGATTCTCCGTATTGCCTAAGAGGGTGTTTAAATGGCCCTCGTACTTGCTGATCGCGTCCTAGAAACCACTACCACCTCAGGTAGTGGAACCATTTCGCTTGCCGGTGCGAGTGTCGGATATCAAGGCTTTTCGACAGGCGTTGGTAACGGAAACCAAACCTATTACACGATAGCCTCTCAAAGCGCGACCGAATGGGAAGTCGGTATCGGCACCTACACCTCGGTAGGTGACACGCTTTCCCGCGATACGGTCTTAGCCTCTAGCGCAGGCGGAGCCAAGGTTGGATTCTCCGCAGGTACTAAACAGGTCTTCGTTACCTATCCTGCTGGCAAGTCGGTTTTCTTTACCGAGTCTGGCAACATCAGTGTTTCTTCAGGAAAAATTACTGACCTTGCGACTCCAACGGCTTCTGCTGATGCAGCGACTAAGCAATACGTTGATGATTTAGCAGCAGGAAACCTGCACATCCATGACCCAGTAGTTTTGGCTACGCCGGATAGTTCAGGTCGCAACGATACCTACAACAACGGTACTGCGGGTGTCAGTGCAACTTTGACCGCCACGGCTAACGGAACCTTGGTCATTGACAGCACGGTAGCCCAAGCCGCACAGCGCGTGTTGATCAAAGACTGTGACGATCAGGCTGAAAATGGCGTTTATGTTGTTACCACGGTAGGCGATGTATCAAATCCGTATGTAATGACCCGCTCTGCTGACGCAGATAGTTATGGAGAGCAAAGCGCCAATACGCTAGATGAGGGCAGTTATTTCTTCGTTACTGGCGGCACGTCTCAAAAAGGTGCGTCTTACGTTTGCAGCACTGTTAGCGCAATTATCTTTGGAACCACCGCGATCACCTTTGCTGAGTTCAGCATCTCGCAGGTGTATCAGGCCGGAACTGGAATTGATATCACCAATACCACGATCTCATTGCAGACTCCAGTTGCAGTGGCAAATGGTGGTACGGGAACGGGGTCAACGCCTACTGACGGTCAGTTACTGACCGGCAATGGATCAGGTTTTAGTTTAAACACTCTTAAGTCTGGCACCGGAATCAGCGTTGCTAACGCGCCGGGTTCCATCACCATCACCAACACGGCTCCTGACCAAACCGTTGTATTAACGGGCAGCACTGCAATCAGTGTTACAGGAACGTATCCCAGTTTTAGCATCACCAACACGGCCCCGAATCAGTCAGTCACAATCTCAGCAGGAACGGGAATCGCTGTTGGTGGCGGATACCCTAGTTTTACAATTTCTTCGACTGCTGTGGATGGTCCGATCTTAGAATCGGAAATCACGATTGATCAAAATTACACGCTGACTACCGGCAAGAATGGTTTAAGTGTAGGTCCTGTGACTATTTCACCCGGATACAACGTCACAGTTCCGGCAGGTCAGACTTGGATGGTGATCAATCAGGCATCTGGCAGCGGCGGCGGTACGATAGCAACGGTTGGGAAGGCAATCGCAATTTCGATTGTGTTCGGAGGTTGATGAAATGGCGAATCCAAATATTGTCAATGTAACGTCTATTTACGGCAAAACTGCCGTACAGGCGATTACAACAAGTGCTTCTGCCATTGTCAGCAACAGTGCCGCGAGCGGAAAAGTTTTGAAAATTAACGCTTTGTATATTGCTAATGTTGACGGAACGGTAAATGCAACCGTCAATGTTGATGTGTTTCGTTCATCAACGGCGTATCACATTGCCAAAACTGTCACCGTTCCGGCAGATGGTTCTCTGGATGTTTTAACAAAATCTATATATTTAGAAGAAGGCGATTCATTACGTTTAACCGCTAGTGCGTCAGGCGATCTTGAGGCTGTGTGTAGTTACGAGGAGATATCGTAATGGCGCAGTTTCCAAGTACTACAAGCGCAGATGGCATCTGGGACTTAATGGAAGTCCGAAATGCGTTAATGGGAAGCAACTGGCCGACCGTAATTACTCCAAATGTGGAGTATCTTGTTGTTGCGGGTGGCGGCGGTGGCGGTGGTAAAAACACCGGCGGTGGCGGCGGTGCCGGTGGATTCAGAACGGCGACGGGGCTTGCTGTAACGGCAGGCAGTGCTATCACCGTGACCGTAGGTGGAGGCGGCGCAGGTGGAACGTCCCCCACGCAAACAAATGGCTCAAATGGTTCTAATTCTGTTTTTAGTTCTATTACTAGCACCGGCGGCGGTGGTGGTGGTTACGGCGTACCAAACCAGCAAAACGGTTTAGGTGGTGGTTCTGGCGGCGGCGGCGGCGGCGGCGACTCCTCACCAACGACTTCGGGCGGCGCGGGAACATCAGGACAAGGTAATAACGGTGGTCTAGGCAAACAGCCGGGCGCTGGCGGCGGCGGCGGCGGCGGTGCGAGCGCGGTTGGCGCTGATGCAACCGGCAACCCTGCAACGGGCGGCAACGGTGGCGCAGGAACGGCGTCTAGCATTTCTGGATCGTCTGTTACTTACGCGGGTGGTGGTGGCGGCGGCGGCAACTCGGCTGGCGGCACCGGTGGTGCTGGCGGTGGTGGTAACGGTGGTGGTGGTAATCCGGCTAGCACCGCTACTGCAGGAACTGCAAACCGAGGTGGTGGCGGTGGTGGTGCTGGCGGTTTTGAAACAGCCGCGTCAGGTGGTAATGGTGGCTCTGGTATCGTGATTATTAGATATTTGGAAAGTTACCAAGCCGCAGTTTCAACGACCGGATCGCCTACTGTAACTACAAGCGGCGGTTATCGCATTTATACATGGACTGCCAGCGGCTCCATTACATTTTGAGGCTAAAACATGGCTCACTTTGCAGAACTGGATCAAAACAACATTGTTTTAAGAGTTATTGTTGTTCACAACAATGATTGTCTTGATGCTGATGGAAACGAATCAGAGATGGTAGGCGCAGGGTTTTGCGCCAAATTGTTTGGTGGCAACTGGAAGCAAACCTCATACAACGGCAGCATTCGTAAGAACTATGCAGGTATTGGTTACACCTACCGTCCTGACATTGATGCATTTGTAGCACCGCAGCCATACCCATCTTGGTCTTTGGATTCCGATGCTAAATGGCAACCGCCCGTTCCGCATCCAACTGATGGCAAGATGTATTCATGGGACGAGGCCACGCAATTGTGGGTCTTGATCTTTTAGGAGTAAGACATGGCTAACGTAATCAATGCCCAGAATGGCATCGTATCTACCGCTGACTCTACGTCCGAATTAAACATTCAGACTGGTGGTGTTACAGCCATTGGAATTGGTAGTGGTCAGTCAGTCACTATCTCTACTTTGTCTGGCACTAATGCTACGTTCACAACCGTATCGGATGGCGTGGGTAACGTCCGCAACATCCCGTCAGCCGGTGCTGCTAAAACGTCTGAGTACACCCTCACGATTTCTGACATCGGTGAGTTCATCACGATTGGTACTAGCGGAAAGGTACTTGTTCCAAACAACACCTTCTCAACTGGCAACGCTGTATCTGTCTATAACGACACGACTGGCAACGTCAGTATCAATATCAGCACTACGACTGCTTACGTTGTTGGAACTAATACCAATCGAACAGGCGCTACTCTCGCAACTCGTGGTATAGCGAACATCCTTTTTATCAATCCGTCATACTGCATCCTGTCCGGCAATCTGACATGAGTGGACTTCAGCAATTATTTCTCGGGGGTATCTATGCATTACCCCCACCTACTTCTGTTGAATATTTGGTTGTCGCGGGCGGTGGCGGTGGTTCAAGTTCCAATGGATTGGGCGGCGGCGGTGGCGCTGGTGGTTACTTAACAGGAACTGACAGCAGTATTTCTCAAGGTGTTTCATATACCGTTACTGTCGGCGGCGGAGGGTCTGCTGGAAATAACGGCTCTAATTCATCTTGGCGAACCACTACTGCAACTGGAGGTGGCGCTGGAGCGACTAATTCTAATAATGGATCAAGTGGCGGCTCTGGCGGTGGCGGCGGTGAAATTTCCGGTGCATTTGGCTCTGGCGGCGCGGGGACTGCGGGTCAGGGATTTGGTGGCGGTCAAGGTTACAATGACGGCGGAAGCCCTGTTGTTGCTTGGGGTGGTGGCGGTGGCGGTGCAAGCGAAGCGGGAAACACCGATCAAGGTGGATACGGCGGCGATGGCACGGCAAGTTCAATTAGCGGTGCATCGGTAACTTATGCTGGCGGCGGTGGTGGTTGCGGATTTGGCTTTGTTGGCGTTGGCGGCACCGGTGGTGGTGGTGATGGATCAAATTACAGCAGCACTCCGGGGTATCCCGGTACTGCAAATACTGGCGGCGGTGGTGGTGGCACCAATTCCGGTAGAGGCGGAACAATCAGCGGTGGTTCTGGAATTGTAATTATTCGTTATTCCGACTCAAAAGGACCAGCAGCCTCTACAACGGGATCACCAACTTACACGGTATCTGGTGGATATCGTATTTATAAATGGACTGGTTCTGGCTCAATCACGTTTTAAAAGTTTTTAATCACTAACTAACATGCTCGGTTTTGTACCCCTTTCAGCAGCACCATTCTCCGCACTGGGGGAAGGGGCTATTGTTGTCACTGGGGTGCAGGGCAATGGATTTGTCGGTACCGTTCTTGTTGTTGCTGATGCCAACGCTTTTGTTGATGGCGTTGAGGCTAATGGTCAGATTGGAACGGTTTTTGTCTTTGGCGAAGCCAATGTTTCTGTCACCGGAGTTGAGGCTACAGGCCAACTTGGAACGGTTACGGTCACGGGCGAAGCCTACATCTTCCTTACCGGAGTTGAGGCGACTGGCGAAGTTGGTACGGTTCAAGTCGCCGCCAACGCTGATGTCTTTGCCGTTGGTGTCGAAGCCAACGGTCAGGTTGGTAACGTAAATGTTACTGCCGCAGCCAACGCCCCTGTCACTGGGCTTGAAGCGACAGGGGAAACAGGCACCGTTAGTGTCGCCGTATTTGTCGATGTGCCTGTCACCGGGGTTTCGGCCACAGGTCAGATTGGTACGGTCGCAGTCTCAGGGTCGGCTACAGTCTTCGTTACGGGCGTGTCGGCCACCGGGTCTGTGGGCCAAGTCACTGTTTGGGGTAAGATTATCCCTGTTCCGACCGGGCCGTGGACACCAATCCCCGATCCGTCAGCGTCAGTTTGGACACCAGTTAACACGGGCGATTCAGATATCTGGACCCCGGTAGCAGCGTAGAGGTTTAAACATGCCTAGTACATATTCACCCAACCTCGCGTTGGAACTTATTGGAACCGGCGATCAAGCGGGTACTTGGGGTAACACCACCAATACCAACTTGGGAACCCTGATTGAGCAGGCTATCAGCGGATACGATGTCCAGACGTTGACCTCTGGAACCACCCTAACCCTGACCATTCCTAATGGTTCAACCGGCGTAGCCCGTAACATGTACTTGGAGTTCACGGGTAACGGCAGCACGGTCATTGTCCCGTCCAACAAGAAACTCTATTTCGTCTATAACAACTGCACCTCCGGCACGATCACAATGAAGGTCGCTGGTCAGACGGGTATTTCTATCCCTCAAGGCGACAAGAAGATTCTGGTTAGCAATGGCACAGATGTTATTGAAGCAACTACTTACATTTCTACTGGCGGCGGCAGTTTATCCCTGACTAATCTTTCAGTTACGAGCCTGACTGTAAGCAATAACACTTCTATCAATGGCGTATTGGTAGGTGATGGAGCCGGAACTGGCGCTGGAAACACAGCCATTGGTTCAACTGCTGGCGATAGCATGACCACTGGCTACGAAAATACGATTCTTGGGGCTACTGCAGGAACCGCCGTTACAACTGGGTATCGCAATACGCTATTAGGTTATGGCGCTGGTGACGTTGTTAATACAGGGGCTTTTAACACATTTGTTGGTCGTTGGGCTGGTATTGACATTAGCACCGGTAATTACAACACCGCTGTTGGCGAACTTGCCCTTGGTATTTCGTTTGTCAATTCTACAAACAGTACTGGTTTGGGCGCTGGCGCTAGCATAACTGGAAGCAATCAAGTTCAGTTGGGTAACTCTGGTACTACCACTTATGCCTATGGTGCCGTTCAGGATCGCTCTGATGCTCGTGATAAAGCGGATATAACAGATACAGATCTTGGTCTTGCTTTTGTTATGGCGCTCCGTCCGCGAAAATTTCGATGGGATATGCGCGAAGATTATAGAACTCCGCGTCCCGCGCCTGATTCTTCGCAAGAAGAAATTGACGCATGGATTGAAGCCAACTCCATGGGAAATTTAACGCACGATGGCTCTAAAAAGCGTAACCGCTTCCATCAAGGGCTAGTCGCACAAGAAGTTAAGGCGACGATGGATGCGATGGGCGTGGACTTTGGCGGTTATCAGGATCACAAGATTAACGGTGGTCAGGACGTTCTAACGATTGGCTACGAAGAGATGATTGCTCCGCTGATCAAAGCCATCCAAGAACTCAAAGCCGAGTTCGATGAGTACAAGAGGACGCACCCATGATGACAATGGTTTCAACCTTCTTGTCTTTCCTCGCGGGTGGACTGCCCAAGATCCTGCAAATCTTCCAAGACCGGCAGGATAAGAAGCACGAGTTGGCTCTGGTTGCGGCCCAGAAAGAGCGTGAACTGGCATTAGCCGAGCGCGGTTTTCTGGCTCAGGCGCGGGTTGAGGAAATCAAACTGGAGCAGATCCAGACTCAAACTGCAGCCGAGGAGCGTCAGGCTCTGTACCAGCACGACATCGAAATCGGCAAAGGCGCATCCCAGTGGATGATTAACCTTCGCGCTTCGGTGCGTCCGGTGGTCACCTACATCTTCGTGTTGGAACTTGTTGCTATCAATATCGCCGGAGTCTGGTATGCCTACAACACAGGTGTTCCATTTGCTGCTGCGATGGCTGAAGTATTCTCGGATGACGAGATGCTAATCCTGTCTTCGATCATTGCGTTCTGGTTTGGAACACAGGCGTTCGGCAAGAAGTGAAAGTCTCCAAGGCCGCAATCGACATGATTAAACACCACGAGGGCGTAAGGACTAAGCCTTACCGCTGCCCTGCGTTGTTGTGGACTGTCGGTGTCGGCCATGTGATCGATCCAACCCATGCGACGGTGAAGTATGAGGAGCGTCGGAATCTACCGATACCCGAGGGATGGGATCGTACTCTCGCGATGGACGAGGTGGACCGGATACTTTCTCAAGACCTTGGTCGGTTTGAGCGTGGTGTGGTTCGACTTTGCCCTGCTGCTGTTGGCCGTCAGGGAGTCTTTGATGCTCTCGTATCTTTTGCCTTCAACGTGGGTCTCGGCAATCTCCAACGCTCTTCCCTTCGGATGAAGACCAATCGTGGGGAACTGGAAGAGGCGGCTGACGAATTCCTGAAATGGACCAAAGCGGGTGGACGGGTATTGCCCGGACTGGTTAAACGGCGCAATGATGAACGTGCGTTGTATTTGTCTGGAGTAGCGTGATGCCGCTGTCCAAGGTTGTATTTAAGCCGGGTGTTAACCGAGAGACCACGAACTACGCCAACGAAGGTGGGTTCTTCTCGGTAGATAAAGTCCGGTTCCGGGGCGGATATGCCCAGAAGATTGGCGGCTGGGTCAATCAAAGTTCCAACGGAGGATCGTTTGAAGGCGTACCCCGTTCGTTGTGGAACTGGGTGGCTATCGCTGGCCAGAACCTGTTGGGCGTGGGAACCAACCAGAAATACTATGTAGAACTGGGTGGCACTTACAACGACATTACCCCTCTCGCCAGCACAGTCAGCCTGACTCTGAATCCGTTCACGACCACCTCTGGCAGTCGAAGCATTGTTGTCAGATCAACTGCTCACGGAACCACTATCGGTTCTTATGTGACATTTACTGGTGCCAGTTCCTTTGTTGTTGGCGCATCAACCCTGTTGGTCAATGGCCAGTACGAAGTTATTTCGGTTCCCGGCTCAGATACTTTTACCATCTTCGGCCCATCTATCGCTGCATCTACCGTTACCGGCGGTGGTTCCCACGTCATAGCCGCTTATCAGATTGATGCAGGTCCAGCCGTTTACACGACTCAGGTTGGCTGGGGTGGTCCTCCTTGGGGTTTTGGAGGTTGGGGATCATCTGATCCACAAGGTGTTCCATTGCGCCTTTGGTCCCAGTTCAATTTTGGAGATGACCTGATATTCGCTGAACGGCGCGGGTCAATCTATTACTGGACCATTGATACTACGACATGGGCCAGAGCCATTAGTTTGGCTGACAAAGCCGATAGTATTGTTAAGTTTTCCACAAGAGCGACTGCGGCTTCTGGCGCAACTACCATTGTGGTAACCGATGCGACCGGCATTAACACCGGATCGGTGGTATCTGGTAGCGGTATTGCTGCTGGAACTTACGTCACTACAGCATGGACCGGCGGAACCTCTGTCACTATCTCTGCAGCCACTACGTCTTCATTGACGCTGACTGCCGTTGATTTCAGTTACGCCGGTCGGCATGTTCCACCGCAAACCAACTTAGTGATCGGTTCTCCGCTGAACGATTTCACCATCGCTCTGGGTTCCAATCCATACAGCCCGGTGGATTTTACGACTGACTTTGATCCGCTGTTGGTTCGTTGGTCAGACCAAGAGAATCCATGGGAATGGGTTCCCGAAGTCACCAACCAGTCTGGTGAACGTCGCATATCCAGTGGATCTGAGATCGTTGCAGGTATCTCCACTCGCCAAGAAATCTTGGTGCTGACTGATACTGCTGTGTTCTCCATGCAGTATCTGGGTCCGCCGTTTGTCTGGGGATTCAACCTCCTTGACCAAGACATTTCCATTGCGTCCCAGAACGCAATTGCATCCATTAACAACACCGTTTATTGGATGGGAACTGATAAGTTCTTCGTCTACAACGGTCGCGTTGACACACTGCCTTGCACCATTCGACAGCATATCTTTAGCAATCTGAACCAAGACCAGATTGCTCAGGTGACATGCGGTAACAACGAGGCGTTCAGTGAGGTGTGGTGGTTCTATCCATCCACCAATAGTTACGTCAATGACAGTTTCGCAGTGTTCAACTACCTTGAAGGCGTATGGACTTATGGCAGTTTAAACCGCTCTGCATTTGCTCCTCAGACCATCCGCAAGTACGCGATGATGGCCTTTGGTATTCAGACCAGTTATCTGGATACCGCTATCAATTCTTCTATCACGACTATCTCTCTCGTCAATGCATCGTCCTATCCCAATTCTGGAATCGTTCAGATCGATTCAGAGAAGATCAGTTATACCGGTCTTAGTGGTAATACTCTTACCGGTTGTGTTCGCGGTGTTGGCGGTACAACTGCTGCTTCGCACACCATCGATACTGAGATCTCGTTTGTCGCGCCGAATCAGGTGATGTTCCACGAAGTCGGCTGGGACGATGTTTCGACGGGAACCCCTGAGCCAATTGAATGCTTCATTCAGACTTCTGACTTCGACATCGGAGACGGCGAGTCATTCCAGTTCCTTTCTCAGATCATCCCTGATGTGAAGTTCCTTGGGTCGGACACGGTAAGGAACCCAAACCCGTCTGTAACGCTGGCTCTATATCCCAGAAACTATCCGGGTTCTCTGTATGGTGATCCGGATACAGGTGCTGTTACCGCGACGGTAGTTCTCCCTGTGGAGCAATACACCACACAGGTCTACACCCGTGTTCGCGCAAGACAGATTGCGTTCCGAATTGCATCCACCGCACTGGGTGTGGCATGGCAGATGGGTGCGATGAGATTCGACATTCGCCCGGATGGTAAACGGTAATGGGCGCACCTCGCGGACTAGCCCCTCCAAACCTTCCGGTCGCTGCTGAAAAATACGAGCGGCGATATCAGGATCAGTTCGCGAATGTGTTGCGTCTGTACTTTGCAGCCGTTTCAAACCGGCTGACATCACCAACGGCACATGCCTCGTACTACGACACCACTACTCAGGCCAACCCTGTAGCGGACACTGTCAATTTGTTTACCTTTAACTCAGTTGAATCTGAGTTCCAGATTAAACGGGGTGTTCCCACATCCAAGATCTACGTCAATGACACTGGTGTCTATAACTTCCAGTTCTCGGCACAGTTAGATAAGTCAGGTGGATCTGCCAGCGCCGTTTACATTTGGCCAAGAATTAACGGGGTCAATGTTCCAGATTCGGCTACCAAGATTGTTATTGACGGGCCAAACAATGAGATCGTCCCTGCGTGGAACTTCCTCCTAGTGATGGAGGGAGGAGACTATTTTGAACTGGCTTGGCAATCATCTGATACGGCAGTAATTGCTCCTTACTCAGCCCCAAGTGGGAACATCCCCGGTATTCCGTCCATCATCTTGACGGTCAACTGGGTGTCCAATTATGAGGCTAACCAGTGATCTCATTGAAATTTAAACGCTGTTACACCAGAATCGCGGGAACCGTGGCTCCCAGCAATCATAGGAGTTGCCA